ATATACAATCCAGCAATAACAGCTCCACCTATAACTGTTGCTGCTGCTTTTTTAGCAGTACCTGCAACTAGACCAACTGTAGTGTCAAATTCCTCTTCTCCTCCAGCTTCAATATGGCCACCGCCCTTTTCTAGAACCAATTCAAGTTCTTCTATAAATGATTCATACAACCATTCAAAAGTAGAAGTTTGTTCTATATTTTCTATTGTTTCCAATGATTCACCTAGAGCACCACCATTACCATTACCACTATGTAACAAAATAAATTGAACAATATCGGCAAATTCGTCTCTAACAGGTTTGTGTTGATACATCAAACATAGCTCTCTGTATCTTTTTAATTCGTCTTGGATGGTCAAAACGTTAATAGGTTTGATAAAAGTCATATCTATTATATGTTGTTAGTGTTAGCTTTATTTATATATCCTCACTAGCCTACCACAAAAGAAAAGCTCTTCCGAAGAAGAGCTTTTCATATAGGAGTTGTATAAATTCGATTATACTAACAATCCAAGAGCAGAGTTCAAGTAAACACCTGAAGTTAAGTACATAGTTTCTGGGTGGAAACCAGCTTCAACTAAAGCGTAACGAGATTTAACCGCAACTTTAGGAGCCATAGTACCTTCAGCGATAGTCTGAACAGATTCAGCCATTAAGTAAGGCATGAATACTAGACCTGGAGAGTTACCGTCACCTTTACGTCCTACGCAGAAACGAGTATCGTTCCAAGACATGTTAGGATCGTTGTAGATTGCAAGACCTGCAAGTGTACCAATTGGGTAAAGAGAACCAGACATTTGGTTGATAGTGTTAGCCATCGGAGCAGGAACGAATCCAGCGATATCTTGAAGTGCAGAACATACTTGACCGTTAGTTACAACGAAAGTAGCTGGACCACGACGACCGCGGATTGCAATTAGGTTAGCGATTGCAAGGATCTTAGACATGATTTTTCTCTGACGAGTAGCCATGTTTTCAGATGCAGAGTTAACAACCTCAGTTGGTGACATCTGGATACCAGAAAGAGTAGTATCTTGGATATAAGCACCGAAGTTAGTTGCTGATACTGCTACAGTAGTAGCACCTAAGTTCAAGAAGAAGTTAAGTGAACCTTGTGAACGGTAAACATTTAAGTGGTTAGTTTCACCAAGAGCAAACATACGTGAAAGGATGTTCTTGTTGATTGACTGAGTCAATTCATTGATAAGAACTGATTCTACTTGAGAAACAGCATCTACTCCGAATTGTTTCAAGTCTTGAACTTGCTCACGAGTTACAGCAGCTGCAACTTGGAAAGTCTTAGCTTCAACTGATTTGTTGAATAGACTCAAGTTCATTACGTTGTCAGTAGTACTTTCACCTTGAGAACGTGAATATGGATCGTTAAGATCGAATCCAGTGTAGTCGTTATTAGCAAGAGCTTGACCAGAGAAACCAGTGATGTGGTCTTCTAGAGCTTTAACTAATTCAACTGTGAAAGCACCTGAAGTTGCAGTAACACCACCAATAACTAAACCATTTAAGGTAGAAAGGATAGTACCACCTGTTAAACCTCCTCTTAAGTGGAAGATAGGTTGACCGTCAAGACGTGAAGAACCTACATAAGCAAAAACTAGACCGTTAGTTGAAGCAGAAGTAGCACCAGCAGTGAATCCAGGGATTTGGTTAGTACCAAAGTCAGCTTTAATAAGTAGAGGAATGTTTGTACCAGTTGCAGTACCACCTGTTTGACCACCAGCGTATACGAAATCCAAGTAAGTGAGAACACCCATTGGACCAGGCATTGGAACTACTGGAACTAGGTCTAGACCGATTGTTTGTGCAGCAACTTGCATAGCAAGTGGAAGCAATGTGTGAGCTTTATCACCAGAACCAGTGTCTTGAGTTGCAAAACCAGCTTGAGTTCCTGGGTCACCTGGGAAACGGGTAGCGCCCATACCGTTAACAGCGCCTAATACAGCGTAAGAGTTGTTTTCGTACAATTCATGGTAGTGACAGTACTTAGACATCCACTCAACTTTAGAACGCTCATTGATACCTACGGTAGACTCGATAATTGGAGCCCATTTACCGAAGATTTCTTGTTCGTTAATGAGATACATTTTTGTTGTTTGTTTTTATATTTGTTATGCTTTCTGCTTTTTGTGTTTTAGCAGTTTTTGCATTAACTATGATTATTGATTATATATCCGGGATGATTAGGATATTTTATTACATTTACTAGAAGCCAATGACCCCAATTAAGAGGCCATTGCTTTATTGTGTGTGTTTAATTATCTTTTGAAACGTCTTTTCAATTCAGCTTCAACTGTTTGCATATATGAAGTTGGAGTTTCATACTTAGATGATTCAGTTATAGGAGCTACATTTTCATTTAGAGGAGCTTCTACTTTAGAAGGGCGAAGATCTCTAGTAGACCAGAAATTATCGATCGCATATTGATTATCAAGAACTTTTACAGAAGCTTGAGCTTTAATAGCATTCTTTTGAGATTCGTTCAAACCATTCCAAGAATCACGATATTTAGCAGGCATATTAGTTAACCAATTAAATGTAGGTTGAGCAACGATGAATACTGATTCATAAAGTTTTTCAGCATCAACTGAACCGTAGAATTTATTAGTTGAGAATGTATTGATAACTTCATCTTTTTTCTCAGGAGTTAGAGAAGCAAATTGATTTCTTTTTGATTCAGAAAGGAAATTTAAGAAGTGAAGTTTATCAGATTTAGCTAATTCGTTTGCAGTTTTAGCAGACTCAAGAATAGCATTTAATTTATCAGTAAGAGATTTTTCGTAATTACCATTACCTTCATCGATTTTAACAACATCTTCAGTAGAAGCAGGAGTGTTATTAGCACCTTCATTTACTGGATTAGCTTTGATTTCAGCTTTACCTTCGTTAATTTCCTTAACGATGTGATTCAAATAACCAGTTAAATTTTCAGTTTGTTCTTTCAAATACTCAGTGTATTCGATAATAGAAGAGGTACCTTCAACGATATAATCGTTATGTGAAATAACGTTATCTAATTGTTCGTTGATATGTGATTGATAGTTCCAACGGTTAGAAGTTTCTTCTGCGATGTACTTAGCAAATTCAATACCTTGATCAGCTTTTTCAGCAACTACTTTAGTGTATTCAATACCTTGGTCAGCTTTTTGAGCAACAACTTTAGTGTATTCAATTAAGTGGTCAACTGATTCAGCAAGTTTTTCAGAATAGTTAATTCCTTGATTTGATCTTTCACCAACCAATTCAGCATAATTTTTAACCTTTTCTAGGTTTTCAATAATGTAATCGTTGTGTGAGATGAGACCGTCAACCGATTCAGCTAGTTTACCAACATATTCTTGAATGTGGTTAACTCTCTTAGCGGTTTCTTCAGCATAACGAACCAATCCTTCATTAACAGAGGAAGATTCTTTAGCAGTGTTGGCTTCAGCTAAAGCCTTTTTGAGATTCTCAACTTCGTTTTTTACAATCTTTGAGTACTCGTTAAAGTCTTCAACTGTAATGTATTTTTTAGAATCCATTTCGTTGATTTTTGTTTCTATGTTTGTGGTTTTGTTTTCTTCAGTATATGTATCTTCAGCAGATTCAATGATGTTTGGAACCTCATCCATTTCATAGATTGATACCAATGCGTCATCATCAAAACCGAAAGATTCGTTTACTCTTTTAAGCTCAGCATTAGCAAATCCAGGATCAGCTACCAAGTCATAAGTAAACATTTTTTTGATTTTAACATGGCCATTAGACTCAACAACACCAGCAGCTCGGCTAGAAATGTGAAGTGGAACACCAGCATCAACAAGTGCCATTGCTTGTTTTCCAGCGTCAGTATTAAGAAGACGGATTCGACCTGTCACTTTTTTAGATGACGGATCGTATGCAATATCTTCAATAATATGTGATGCATTTTTAAGCGAAATGTCGAAAGATTTTGGGTGGTCAAGTTCACCAAGAAGTTTGTTTCCTTTTAATTTTTCTTGGAGCTCTTTGATATGTGGCATTAGTTCTTTTTCGTCATATATTCGGTTGTTTTTATTCTTAACACCGATTTCAGTAAAAGTACCTTCAAGCACATATTTATCACCGTCTTTGGAAGCGGATAAATTACCTTCCGATCTTTCCAATACGAGTAGATATTTGTTATTGCTCATTGTGGCTTCTATTTTTTATTATATATCAAGGTCAAAAAGATTTGTGATATTTGATTACATTCCAGTTGCTTCTGCATCTTTCTTAGCTTTCTCAAGTTTCTCTTCATCTTCAACCTGTTTAAGTTTCTTATTAAGACGTAAGTCTTCAGCAGAAAGACCGAGGAATCGTTGAATCAAGAATTCCGATGCAAAGTATTTAATTTCATTCATATTAGCATCTTGTTCTACTAGACCGTCTTTCATAGATTGTACGAAGTCAAGTCGTTTTTGTAGAATTTCAATTTCTTTCATTTCTTCGAAGATATTGTATCTGTGATATTTGATACCAATTTGAGCTTTGAAAGCGTCATCTTCTTTCAATTCAGGGAAGTCCAAACACATTTGAATCCAAAGTGGTTTTACTAGAATCTCTTGGAAAACCGAACGGAGACGAGTAACAAAACGTCCAAATTTGATTTCATCACGAGTCATACCTTCAGCATTCATCTCCCATGAAGGAGGTGATTCCATATCAAAACGAGAAAGAGGGATTTTAGATACTTTAATCAACTTCTCACGGAAGTATTTAAGAGCATCAGTATCAGATAAGTCTGGACCATCATTACCAATTGTTTCGATTGTTGGTTCGCCGGCTTCACCTGATGGTAACCAATACTCTTTGTTAAATGGCATCATCGCTTTACCATTAACTTTAAGTTCACCTGAATCGGTGTCAAAGTCAATTTGCTCACGATAGTTTTGCATCAAAACGCCGAGCGATTGTTTAGCTCTGGTTTTTGATTTACCACCAACTGGAATAACAAATTTAGTTTTGAAAGATGCGTTAACTGTTGCCCAAATAACTCTTGAGTGCTCCATGATACGGAGTAAGTTAAATGAACGGATGAGACGCTCAACATAAGAAACACGATTGACCGTGTTTACGTTGGCATATGATATGTAGATAACTTGAGAATCGTATATAACACGTTCTTTATTAGGTTGTCCTTTGAATTGTTTCCAAATTTTCTTACCTTCTTTATCAAGACCAGGTTCTAAAGAAATTGGATCGAGCTCTTTGAATCCGATGATTCTAGTTTGCTCTTTGTTGTAGATGATTTCAAATGCTAGATAACCATCAACTAACCACTTACGGAAATATGACCAAGCGGCAATGTCATTATTGAAACCAAAGTATTGGTATACTCTCTTGAAGTTTGTTTCTAGTGCGATTTTTATAGCTTCTAGAGTTCCAGGTTCAAGTGTTTCATCATCAAATGCTAGAGGGTAGCAATAATAATTTTTGTCATCATAAACTACGCATTCATCGCATAGTGTATCGAGGATATCTTCAATTTCGTCTTGTATAGCGAATTTTCTAAGATCTTCTCTCTTTTTCGGGTATGATTTGTCAAAGATGGAAATTGATTTACGTAAATTGATATCCGTCATAGACAGATTAGCAAAAAGTGCATAATCATCGTATTCACCACCAGCAACATTTCTTGGATCGAGACGCCATCCATAACGATCTTCGTTAATACCAATAGCTTTGGAGTTTTTCAACACCATATCGTCATACATCATCCCAAAAGATGATAATGACTTCAAAGCTTTACTAACGAGATTTCGTGAAGCTGGAGTTGGTTTTCCAGCAGATGTTTCATCTCTATTTACGAATCCTGCCATGTTTTTCTATTTTGTGTTATAGTATATATTCGAGTACAAGAGGGATACTCTTATTCATTATTTTATGAACTTGTAACGATTCTGTTTTTTTGCTTCATCTCGTCTCTTCTTCAGTTCACCTTTATTATTTCTGGACCACTTAATATAGTCCTTAAATTGTTCATATATCCCTTTTAGATTGTAACCTGGAGTGTTTATCTGGATTTCAGGGAATACTCTAGGTGTATCTAGTTTAACCGCTTTATCCCAGTCTTCATAACAAATACAAATCTTAGGGACTCTGATATTTGATGGAAGATACGATCTTATTGCAAATGAGAATCCAAAATCATCCAAAAAAGTTTTAAGAGCATATAGATCCAATTGAACTGGTGGTTGGTCTACCGCTTGCATTGGCTTTCTTTTAATAGCAGCTTCGTATGCAGGTTTGTAAGCTTTTCTGATTTTATCAACCATAAATTTTCGAGCTTCTGGTGGGTACCATGATAGATTAACACCTACAACATATTTTCCACTAGGGCCTTGCATATTTCCGAGTACTAAAACGATTGGATGTTTATCCCAATAGTCAAGTTCGTTTTTGTACTTGGCTTCATATTTGAATACATAAATTTTTCCAGATTTAAGGTCTGGTTCTTTACTAACTTCAGCTCTCTTACTCTTTCCAGTTTTGGTTTCGTCCATCAACCATTGATATGCATCTTTGGCATCGGCGGTTTCTTCCTTATTTCCAACGCCTCGTATTATTTGTAAATTGAGAAGTTCAATTACTTCGGATAGAAAGTCAAGTAGCGATCTCATTATACGGTTCTAACTTTGAAAAAATCTTCAGTGACAAGAAGATAACTCCAACCTTTGGCTTTAGCAAATTCCTCAGCAGCAGCCTTCTTACACATGTTTGTTACCCATGTTTCATAGAGCCACTGAAATGATTTAACAGATTTAGGGGTTTTACGCTTGGGTGGCTCTGGTTTTTGGAGTTGAGCCTTTGGTTTTACTTCGACTATGAATACAGTACCATTCCTTAGTCGGACAACATAGTCCGGGAAGTAATTGTGATATTTGTTGTCTATGGGACTGAAATACCGAATCGAAAAAGATTCCGAAGACCATGATTCGATCTCCGGATTCCTTTCGCAGTATAAACAAAATTTGCGTTCCCAAGAGGAACGATAGATTATTGGACCTTTACCTTGATACTTCTTGCACTCATTAATCGGAAAATAGCCTTGGATGAATCCAGACTTTTTACTCGGTTTGTTGTTCTTTATTGAGTGCATACATAACAATTAGTAATTATTCCTGAACCTGTGCAACTCCACCTTTACCGATCAAATCAGTGATTTCTTCGTCAGTAAAAGTTACGTCGTGTGCTTTGTCTTCACCATTGAAGATATGAACTCCGTCGGTAACACCTTGATAAATCATATCAGTGTGCTTTTCAGTACCTACAGTAAGAACATATTCTTTACCAGCTAGCAATTCAGAAGCAGATTTAAGAGCTCCTCCAACTGGATCAGTATCTGAAGTTTTAGATGGATCAAATCCATCAGCATCAGTAGCTTCAACGATTTTGTAGTGTTCATTTACGAACTCATCAAATGATAATAAGTTTTTCATTCTATTTGTTTGTTTTTTATATTTATCAATTTTTGATTATGTTATGTTTAACATAATAGTCAAGATTCTTTTCAATACCTTCAAGCCAATTATTAGCCATTTCTTGATATTGAGAGGCTATATCTGGATTAGAAAGTTGAGCATTACCTCGTTCATCACCTTCGAGAAATTGCCACATACTCAATGCATCAGATACCAATGCGGTACAATACTTCTTAAACTCAATCCCATTTCCAATAGAGAAAGGTAATTTACTAGAATGCTTTTCAGGTCCCATAAAAACATTTATATAACCGTACATTAACACTATAGCAAATCGATTTTTATTCATCTTATCCAAATGTATATCAAATAAAGATTGTTGCATCGGATGGTTAATGATATAACATTGCTTATCCACTGGGCTTTGTTCTAAAGTGCAATTGTATTTTGATAAAAGATTTGGTAGATCTTTTTCGATAAACTTACGAGTAATATCACCAATCTTCTTTATGTTTGCTTTCGCAGGTCCTGCAAAAGCCTCATTCAAAAATGATTCACCTAAGAACTCTTCAAACGATGGTATGTTTTTCACTTAAGGATTTGCTTTTTTATATTTATCTTAGCTAATGTACACCGGATGACTACCGCCAGAAGCAGAGTCGGTTGAATTTGAATATCCAGTAACATTAGGGTTTGGATCAGAACTTACAGGAGAATATGTGCCTGTACCAACCATTCGATTAGGGTCAGTAGTTACATCTTCCTCAACCTTTTGACCAGCATTAGTGGTCAATGGTTTGTCTCTTAGAATTTTATTGATTTCGGTGAAATATGCAGTTTCTTCTGGAGATAACTTCGACTTAACATGTTTAGATATTTCTCGCATTAGTCGGTTTCTCTCTTTATTGTTGGCTTTAGCTTTTTCCAATTTTCTACCGTTAACACCAAAAGTAGTGTCTTGGTATGGATATTTTTGAAGATCCGCTAACATAGAATTAAGCTCCGTATCTGAATTAAATTTGTCAGCTATCTTACTAGCTTTATCTCTTAACTCAGCATATTTAGCTTTGTCTTTGATGTCTTGAATTTTAGAAGCAATTTTAGATCTCCAATTAGCAAAAAGATGAGCAGCTAAAACTAAACCTCCACCGGCAAGTGCAGCACCAACTTTAATTGCATCAGCAGCAAGAATACCTTTTGTTACTTCCCACCATTGAAGGTCTTCATTAATCATATCATCTACCAAAACTTCATTTGATTCGCAAATATGTAAGATTCCTTTATTATCTCTGAATTGAATTTTTCCGTTAACTATTTCTTTTGAAATAATCACACCAGAATATCCGTCCATTGATGTAACGAAATCACCAACATTAAGTGGACATCCATCAAATGAATATGTTGGAGTAGATTCAACCAGGAATTGTTCGTATGAAATTAGATTTTTCATTCCTCTTCGGATTGTTTTTTGTTTTCTTTGTCGTGTTTTTCTTCATCATGATCTTCTTCGTGGTGTTCGTCATCACCTTTAAGAGCGATAGATAAAGCGGTTTCGCATATACCAACTACCCAAATTCCTTTTGCTGCATATTTCATACATAAAAGTACAACACCAATACCTGGTAAAGCAGCCATAACAACTGCTCCAAATGCGGAAACTCCCATTTCTTTAATCAAATGAGTTACTCCATGTTTAATAGCATAACCTGTAACTAGTGCAAATATAGCACCAACTATAGTAAACTCAAAAGGGCCTGGAGCACCAGCAACTTTTGTAAGTACTGAAGATACACCGCTTAAACCTTTATTGGCAGCATCTCCAGCTTTATGTTCAATATCATGTAAAGCTTTGAATGGTTGAAAGTTTGCTAGTTTATGAGATAACGCAGACAAAAATGGAATTTTAGGTCCACTATCATGACCTTCGCTTTCTCTTAAATAATTAACAAATTCTTCGCTTTCAACTATCAATTCAGAAGCACTAAAATAAAGTGCATTTTCAATAGCAAGTATATATGACTCTTTAACTTCTGCTGCTTGAGTCATTCCACCTTCCATTTCACCACTAATACCTAAGCACCATTTGGCAGTTGCATTTGCCATAGAACCAAGATTTTTAATCTCATCTTTAGCAACACCAGCCTTACCTTTGAATTTTCCAGCAGCAGCTGAAACGATTTTCTCTTTCGATTTAGCATAACCTGATTCAACTTGAGATTTTATCCATTCCCAAGCCTTAGCCATGAAAGCTTTAACAACTCCCATAATTTTTGAGATTACACCTTTTATAGTTCCTCCCATTTTGAGAATAACTTCTTGGGTATCAGAAAGGTATTTTTTACCTTTGTCTTTCACAACCTGCATTGCAGCTTGGGCTTTTGCTTTTAATTTGGCAGCGATTGATTCTTCATTTAGAACACCTTCAAATACTTCATTCCACTGTTCGGTTTCAATTACCGCTTCAGCAAGTAATTTTTCCTCAATGGTAAGAAACGGTGATTTACAAAACGCTTCAAATATGGTTTTTCGGTGATTGATCGATAGGGATTCATTTAGAACTCTCCTACTCTCAACCAACATAAAATCTTCGTATGTGAGTAAGTTTTTCATTAGATTTTGAATTCGTCTTCGTTATCATCTTCTGCTTCACCTTCAGCTTCTTTCTCTTCGCCTTTCTTAGCGTCGTTTTTAGAGTCTTCGGCTTTGCCAGATGGATCTTCAACGTCAACATCTTTTATTTTTTCGAGTTCTTCAGGAGAAACGTCCTGTTTTATTGTAAACATATCAGGAGTTTCGTTGGTAAAAATCTTGTTTCTACCATAATCAAAAATGAATAAAACATTGCCATCTTTAGAAACTTCATAAGTTTTAGAGAAAGCATCTTGTTTATATTCATATTTGTCAGCATTTTCTTTTCTCCAAGCGGTCCACCATGTAGGTGTCATTGAATAAATTCTATGAAAGTCTGACATCTTCTCGCTTAGAAGAGGTTTTCTAGAATCATCCAATGCTTGCTTGGATCCAAAATACGGCAAGTAATTTTCATTGAATTGTTCGTATGTAGGCAGATTTCTCATAGTGAATTATATCGAGTAGATACCTTCAGAATCAGCAGAACCTTTTCCGCTTAAAGATATTGTACCCTTGTATTTTCCTGGATGTAATTTATTCCAACCTTTAGCATAACCATTTTTTGCAATTTGAGTATAAAAAGAGAATGCATTAGTGGTTTTTTCTGGTTTGAATCGATCCCAGTATTTGAATAGGTCCAAAAGAGCAAAAGCGATACAGTCTTCTCGGTCCATCGGATTTTCATACGATAATCTCGTATTTGCTCGATGGGCTATAAGAATTAGCATCTCTTGTGCCCTTTTAGTTAGTTGTTGCTGCTTTAATGATATGCAGATTTCCTCGTAGAGTTCTTTTGGTTTTACGTACATTGTGTGAGTTTTAGAAAGTTAAATTTTCACTTCCAAAAATCTCTTCTCGATTGAATCTTTCTTACCGTTTGGCAATATGATATCCATCATATCTTTGTCTCCGCCTTTAGTGTATTGCAAAGCGTCAACTTTTACAATGTCACCCTTTTTAAGAGACTTTATTTGCGCATTAACTATGGCATTGACATAAGAATCGGGACTTTTGGCCTCATTCAACCATTGCTCAAACGTAGGTAAATTCATCGGAAGGTATTTTATTTTGTGATTTCTCCAGCTGAAATGGCTGCGGCCACCTCGCTTTCTTTCATATGCAGAGGAGTTGGAGAAGTTTCATCTTTTTGGTTGAAGATGTACTCACCGTCTGAATAACCTTGGAAATTGTAGTTTACTTTACCTTTGATTGTATAGTCTTCACCTGGAATCAATTCATCGATTGATGTTAGTTTAACTGTACCGGTCTTTGGTAACTCAGCAGTTTGAGGGTCGTATGCATCAGCTGCACCTTCAGCAATCAAAGTTTTGATTTTTGAAAGAGCTTCATTCTTTGATTTCAATTCTGATTCAAGTAATGATTTTGCTTGATCGATAAATTCAGACTTACCTAAAGTTTTTTCAGCAGATTCGATATCAGAAAGTTTTTCAATGATAAATTTGATTTGGCTTTCGATTTTATTCAATTCAGCTGTACGTTTTTCAGTTTCAGCTTTTTCACTTTCTAACAAAGTATTAAGTGATTCTGAAATATCGTAATTCATAAAGTCTTTAACGATTTTAACAGCATCAGTAGCAGAAGAAGCTTCAACGATAGAATTTTCTTTCATACCTTTGTTAACTTTCTGAATGAAGATACGATCTTCAATGTTGAAAATAGAAGCAGAAAGACCTTCAAATACAGAAGATGTTACTTTGTAACCAAAGTCGATATCTTTGATTTTTGAACCTTCATTAATTGCTCTTTGAATCATACCGATTTTATCAGTTTCGCTAAATTTAACAAAACCTCCAGCAATAAGAGCTGATTCGATGTTATTTGATTCAAGAACTTTACCGTTTAGAGAAACTGTAGTTTCATTAGTGAAATTGATATCAAGTACTGAGTTGCTGTTAGGGTAGATTCTCATAACGTTTGAGCTAAACTTAGCAGATTCAGCAAGTTTAACTAACTTAGAGAAGTCTTCAGTAACTTCATGCGATGTATTAGAAATTGTGTTTCCAGTGATTTCTAGATTCAAACCATTTGAATGGAAAACGTAAGTGTTTTCGTCAATTGATTCAACTGGTGAATAGATTTTAGAAACTTGGAAGTTAGGGTTTTTACCAGTGATTGAACCTTTTTGAGATTTGCAATACTCGTATAAACGCTTAACGATTGGAATCCAAACGTCTGCTTGAAGATTTTCAACAATTTCAAAATCAGGGTTTTCGTTGTTAGAAGCTTCACGAAGTTTTTCGATTGCTTTTGTATAAGATTTTGAATTTCTATCTAACTCCAAATCGCGAATAACTGATTCGATTAAGATATAAGTTTGATTAGTTTTGATGAAATTCTCACCTTCAGCAATGAAAGTTTTTACTTTCGGCATCCAAGCGTATGCTTTAAGTTCTTTAATAGAAGACTCAAGAATAGCAATTCTACCCAATAGGTAAGAGTCAGCTACCGTTGTTTTTGCTTCAGAAAGAGTTGATGCAGTAGCTAAGTGACGAGCTTTATTTTGCTCTACGCCTTTACCAATCAATTCAGCATAAGCATCTTTTGGAGTGGTAGAACCTTCAGCAATTTCTAAAGAAGATAATTTACCAAAGTATCTCTCAACAATCATTCGAGATGTATTGTTTCGATCTAGACCTTCAAGCAAATCATTAAATTTGGCTTTAAGGGAAGCCGAATCAAATTTTGTTTTTAGTTGTGACATTGTATGTTCGTTTTTTTACGTTTTTTCTATTTTATTATTTATACACATAGCAAGAAAGGCTCTTTCCATAAAGTGGAATAAGAGCTTCGCAATGAGCAGCTTCAATATAGTCAACCATTATAGCCGGACCTCCAAACATTGCTCTTCCAGTTTGATCGTGTGTAAATGCACATCCAGTACCAATTTGATAAATTGGAGTAGAACCAGAAGTAGAAACGATTATCCATTTCTTGTAACCGATTTCCCAAACTTCAAGAGTTGAATTTACATGCCAATCTTCTTTGTAAGAAAAGTATTGGTTTTTACCAGTTTGAAGATTAACTTTACCGCATGGAAGAATTGGTGAAGTTCTGCTTGGTTGGCGAGTTGATTTGAATTGCTCTGATGAAGGACGTTGAGAACCTGGAAGAACTTTAGAAGATGCAAAACTCTTAGTAACATCCATTCCAAGGGCAGCGGCTCTTTCAGAAAAGGCCTTTGTAACTGGATGGTCAGCTCCAAGAATTTGATCAGCAGCTAAGGCTCTATCAAAAGCTTTGTTTTTGTCGGTAATTAACTTACACATTGTGTTTGTTAGATTCAACATTTTTCCTTCATCTCCATTAGATTTTGTAATAATATCTTGGATTCGTTGGATGTCTTTAGATGAAGCCGCTTCAAGGACAAGACCTTCTAAAACGAAATCATCGAATGATGGAATGTTATGCATTGTATTTTGTTGATTTATTTAGCAGCTCCAACACCTTTAAGTTGTGGATATTTCTTAAGAACAGCAGCAACAACCTCTTTTTTGAGGTCTTTATATTGTGGCCAAGTTGCCCAAACTAAAGCAGTTTTTGCATGCTTTTCATCATGTATAGGCCAAGCTCTTTTGTCAGGGAAGACAAAATCTGTTGGTTTTAATTTTTCTCTTTCTGCATCAGAAAGTTTTTCTTCAACTTTATGATATTCTAAAATGCTTTCGAGTACATCTTCTTCAATACCTTCAATATCAAAACCCATAGATTCTGCTAGAATCTTTTTGATTTTTTCAAGCTTTTCAGCATCTTTAAGAGCTGATTTTAAGGCATCTATTTTTGATGCTTCAGCATCATCATCGTCTTTATCATCTTCTTCGTCTGCTTCAGTATCACCGGATTTAAGTTTATCTAAAGCTTTTTTAACATCCATATCAGGTTTAGCTTTTGAAGGGTCAATTCCCTTTGCTAAATCTGAAGTAGACGCAGTCAAAACGTCTTCGGTATCGTCTTCGTAAAGACCTTTTTCTGATATCTCTTTTAATTCGTCAAAATTGATTGATTCATTTAGAAACACTCTTGAAATAACTCTAACTTTACGTTCTTCGTCAATGCCGAGAGAAGTCAAATAAAGATAAATTTGTTGTGGGTTTTTCCCTTCAGAAGCGAGTTTGCTAACGATAGGAAACAAAGAACCTGATCCATAGTATGAGTATTGACCATGTAGATTCTCGTTTAAGAATTCGCTGTATGATTTAATAAGTCCCATCGACTAAATTTTTATTTATATATCTACACTTGTAGTTTAAGTTTATGATATTACCATCCAGTAATGCCTGGAGGGTAAGGAGTTCCTGGAATAATTGGCCAGAATGGACCTTCCGGTGTTGGTTGGTCATATGGTGGTGGCGGTAATGTAGGTGATGGTCCAGTAGAACCAGAACTTCCAGTGCTTCCAGTAGAACCTGTGCTTCCAGTAGAACCGGTAGAACCAGTGCTTCCAGTAGAACCACTACCTCCGCTTGGTGGTGTACCTCCAGTATTCTCATAATCAACTGGTGGTATTCCAAAATCAGGATTGACCGGTGCTGGATTGTAACCTACGGTATTAGGGTCTCCGCTAGATTGACCAGTACTAGAAGGAACGCCATTGTTTGATTGTAATGCAGAAGCTCCACCTCCAGAAGGTCCAAAAATAATTGGAGGTATGAACATACTTGCTTGGAAGGATCCCATATTTGTACCTGCAAAAATTGAAGTCTCTTCTTTGTAAACCGGGATATGAGATTTAACCTGCAACGAAAAAGTGACCTTAAACTCTTTCTTGTCGGTGAATGAGTATTCAACCGTACGTTCCATAGTTTGGTCATCTGGAAATGTTATCAAGCAAGGTATTCTAGTATAAGCAATATCTACTTGATAAGCTTTAGCTTTATAGAAAGTTCGAATAATTGCCTCTGAACATTTAAGCTGATCTAATATCGAATCAACATAAACTTCAGTACTCAGGTCCATTATGATAGGGACCATAAAAGCTTCCGTGCTATAGGTATTTAACGTACCATCCATCTCTTGTTTGAGATGTTGCATACGTACATATTTGTTAACGATAGCTTGAGTATCAATAGAAAACCCTTCGAAATTTACAATACCTCTAGGGATTTTGTTATAGAAAGTTTCTGCCTCAAGCATTTCAGGGTCAAAGTCGATGTTATTTAAGAAGTTGTCTTGCAAATATCGTTCTGTACCTGTAGTAGAAAAGTAAAAAGGAACGTTTATCTTGATTCTCTGATCGATTCTAGTTCCTATTTGATTGTACCATCCAATGCTGTCTGATAACGTAGCAAGACATCCAATTAGTATGTTTCTAATTGCAACGTCGTCTTTATTAAAATGGAGGTCGTATACTGACATTTATCCCTATTAGTTTAGAGTATATATCACACGTAAAGTTATGTGATATTTTCGATTAGTAGTTTAGAGAATCCACCTTCTTTAACAGCTTCGACTTTTTTATCGAATAGCTCAGTAGGAAGTTCAGTATGATTGATTACCCAAGTGTTTAAGTTGTTTTCTTTCGAAACATCATTCAGGATCTTAATGATTTCATATACACCAGCAGAATCGACCGATGAGAAGATTTCATCAAGGAATAATATGTTCAATGAAGGATATCGAATCTTTAGTAATTTAAGAAGTGCGATAATGATAATAAAGTCTGCCTTTTTTCTTTCTCCAGTAGACATACTTCGAGGGTTAATTTCCTCGCCTAATGCATTGATTACACAGTCAAACTTGTCATTAAATTTGACGGAATATGGTAGATGCATTTGCTTACTCATATTCGAAATGTTTTGATTTAATGAAGGTAAGATGGTTTTCATTGCTAAGTTCTTAACTCCATCATCACCTAATACTGATTCAACCGTATCTAAAAACGAATCTTCTACCGATTTAGTAGAGTGTAGAGATCGTTTTTCTTCTTTCTTACCTACATTTTCAAGTACCAATTGATGCAAGTATTCAGAGTCGAGTTCTTTACTTTCGTTCACTGCCTTTTCAACTTCCTTCTTGTATTGGTTGATTAGCATGTTTATACGTACAATAGATGAATCAAGTTCTTTTACTTTTGCACCAATTGAAGTAATTTTAGTTTGACCGTCAGTCAATTCATTCCTAAGAGATTCGAATGTTTCTTTCTTAGTTTTCTTGTTAGATTCCAACTCAACTTTATGGTGATGATGATCGTCAGTAGTTAGATCGGATCCACATGTAGGGCATTGAGAATTGTTATATAGAGCGATCTTTTCGTCGATTGCTTTAATGTCATATCCAATCTTTCCAAATTCTGCCTTTTTGTCTTCGTAAGTTTTTGATATTTTTTTCTCAAGTTCTCTAACTTTTATTAGATCAGCATCAACTTTCTTTTTAGTTTCTAGTAGATCTACGATTTTCTGTTTGAACTCTTGAATCAACTTGGTTTTATCTTCTTTCTTGGCTTCTTCTAGATTCTTAATCTTTTCGTTTACCGAGCTGATTGTTTCTTCAATAACACCTAATTCATCATTAAGAGTTTTGATGGTGTCTTTGATTTCTTTTCGTTCAGAACGAATCGTATCTTTCATTTGATTGATTACAGTGAATCCAAATAAGCGGTCAATGATATTTCGTTTATCGCCTGGAGACATCGTTAAAAATGACCGGAAGTCATTAATTGAAAGTACAATGATATTCTTAAAGACTTGATATGGGATATCAAATAACTCCAATTCGAGATAATCTTGAACGTTGTTGTTACCTGCAGTCTCGTAAGGAACACCATCAATTTGAACTTCAAATATGCCAGGTGATACACCTCGGATGATTTCTACTTTTTTATTTTTGGCTTTAATAACGATACGACACCAAAGGTTTTTGTTGATTCGGTTTGGTAGATCGGATTTGTTTTTCCTTTCAATTTTTCCATATAGAGCAAAAGTGATTACTTCAGCAATTGTACTTTTACCATGTCCATTACCTCCTAGCAACAAATACAAATCGCTTCGATTTTGATCGAATTCGATTCGTTGTATTGTGTTACCGTATGAGTTAAAATTACGCCATTCGACAGATTGTATTTTCATTAGTCTCTTACTTCTTTAATGGTGTTTGTGTAGAGTGTATTTATTTTATGCATAACTTTGTCTTTAGTACTGTCGTCTAAAGTGGAAATACGTCTTACATATTTTTCACACAAACCGTATATGTTAAATGATTCATCTAATGTTTCGTCAAAATCATCCAAATCAGTGCCAGATTCATCCTCAAAAGGGATAACTTCAAGCTTTTTGGTGATTCCACTCAATATATCGATGATTGGATTTATTTGGAATTTCAACAGGAAGCTAGAGGGTACATATAAGTCAACTCGATTATTTTTACAGATTTCCTTTAGTTCACCTACCGATTTGTCCAAGTATTTATTAAGATAGACCCGCACGAACTTAGGCGAATATGTATTTTCGAAAAAAGTTTCCTCTCCACTTTCAAAGTCTAGAATATACCAACCTTTTTGATTACCTGCATCAGATCGAGTCATTTGATAGGGATTTCCAACCATGGTAACGTTACCTCTATGCTGACCCCAGTGGATGTGTCCGGAATAAACTCGCCTAAAATTAACAAGGTCGGAAAGACCAAGACCTTCTTCAACGTCACGTCCATTATCAAATTTTAGATTTCTAATGTTAGTATGACAGAATAGATAGTGTAAAGTTTGTACTTTATTGTCTTCTAGGCATTTTAGTTCTTCCTCTTCATTTGTTCGCCATGGCATAAATAGAGTCTTGGTATTGCCAATTTCTGCAATAACAGGCTCTTTAAGAATGTGAACTCGTGGGATGTATTTTAGACAGTCTAAAGACGAAACATCGTTTGTAGTCTTTCGCATTACATCATGGTTTCCGGCAATAACGTAAATACCATCAACGAAGATTTTGGAAAGTTCTTCAAATAAGCGAATTCCTTCGTGAAGAACCAGCAAATTTACTGATTGCCTATTGTCAAATACGTCTCCGCAATGTATCAATATATCACCCGGTTGATAAGCCTCTTTAACTTTTGGTATGAAGTCTTCATGAAACCAATCTCGCATAACGTCCAGCCATTCGACTGAATTTGAACGTGCTCCAAAGTGAGTGTCCGATACAATTATTGCTCTTTTTGCTTTAATGTTCATATCAAAATAAGGTGTTTCTCTTTTTCAAAAAGCCTCTACTCTTAAGTTCAGTGATTAGTTCGGTTTTGAACGAGTTAGAGAGTGACTCATAAAATTTGTCAGGGTTAATATCAAAAATTGAAGATACAATGGAAAAGATTTCAATTCGAGGTTCTTTTTCAAGTGTAGTGATAACAAACGAATAGACGTCGTTGATATCGCTTTTATTCATCTTTTTGTAAGCACCGTTTTCGTCCGGTTTTCTAAATTTTTCGAATCTAGATTCAGAATCAATTGCGGCTTCAACTTTAACCAGAATCATCTTTTCATCTAAAGTATATTCGTATGATTTTGGTTGGTATGTTGGGTCAACGGCAAAGTTTATATCTGAAGTGTCGATTTCTACTTCATCATAAGTGTTTTGAAAAATCTTGTCGCGCTTTAATGGCTCATCTTCTTCAAATTCTTCGATTTCTTCATCTGGATTTGTGTACATAAATTAAATTGTTGAGTTTACTATAGTGTCGGTTTCCGCAAGTCTCATGTAAGAATAATCAACTCGGTACAAACATCTACTGTTTTTTCCTTGACCGTTACGCATTTTAAGAATTTTGAGCCAATACTCGCTATTCATATGCATAGATGTGTCTTGGATGATACCATAAATGATATCGGCGGTATGTGAAAGACCTGCAGATTCTGCAATATGAGACATGGTTAATTCTGATGAATCATAACCTCCACGGTTAATTTGGGTTGCAGTAATAACTACCCATTCGTTACGTACTGCCATTGCACGAAGATCTTCAGCAATTTGCTTAATCTTCATGTATGTGTTTTCTGAATTTGGATTTCGGTGATTAGCTAAGATATTAATGTAGTCAATAACAATAGCTTTTAGTTTAATTCCATTTGCTGCTTCTAGTTCTTTAAGATATGATTCGATATCAGGAACAGTTGCTTGTGAAGTAGGGTATTCTTTTACAAATAGATTTCCTGGAGGAATAACACCATTTGTTAATTGATTAAGTCGAGTCTTGATAAAGTTTTGTTGTTTTGATAGCTTTTCATATTCACCAATTTTGACATTAAGTAAATTTGCACCTATACGATGGATAAAGTCGATATCGGCCATTTCCGCTGTAATTACAGCAACGTCATATCCGGCTTTTACATAATTTACAGCATCATTTGCTAACCAAATCGATTTACCAATGTTTTGTTCACCGGCATAAACCACCAATGATTTAGTTCGATAACCACCACTGAATTGGTCTACCCAATTATGACCAGTAGTAATTTTTGAATTAAGTTCAGGTATATGTGATTGGTCATCAAAGAAATTCTTACCTAGGTTTTGGTTAAATGTGATTGAATTTCTTTCGTTGATTAACGACTTAACTTTGTTGATAACGTCTTTAACGTTGTTTGGATTCACCTTAACGGTTTTAACGTATTCGAGTGTATCAATTAAAGATTTATCTAGGGATTTCCATAGGATCCATGATTGACAAGTTTCTTGTACCCATTCAGGATCGTATGATTCGATAGGTTCGTCAAAAACAATATCAATAAGAGAATCATTTACTCGATCTCTAAATTTTTCTTGTTTTGCAACTACTTTTAATTGTTCTTCAGAAGGTACTTGATTAAAGCGATCATAAAATTGAGTTGTTATGTTATGTAGTGTACCTATTTCATCGCTTTCGTAAAATGAGTCTGTTATATTTTTTAGGTATTTCGGATTTTCACGAGTGTAGAGGTAGAAGATTTTTTCAAATTCTGATGAGCCTATCATTTTTATTTTTTTATATGTGTTAAGCGTTTATTTGGTCTGAATTTCGTAATAAGTGGTGAACCTAGTTTCTTTCAAGACCTTGATTTCTCCATTGGCTAATAGAGACTCGAGAAGGTTTTTTGCAACCTTCTCGTCTCCATTTAATTTTTCTATCAATATATTTCCAGGAAAACAAGGCTTTCCAGTTTCTTCAATTGCACGATATGTGTGTATGAAGTGATGTCCACCTTCGTTATAGAACCAGTTTTGCATCAAATAGTTGAAGTCTTCAACCGATGGATAACCTGGTTCGTCTCTGAATGAGCCAATAAGATATTTGATTTTTATGTTATCGTTATTCATTGTCATTATCTTCGTCGTTTCCAATTAAGAATGCTTCTACTTCCTCGGCTGCATTTGCATCAATTCCATAGCTGAATCTTGGTTTTACTTTCTTTTCGTTGATTTGAGATAGTACATCATGATTGAATACTTCCTCAGTGAAAAGTTCGTAAGGTGAAACGCCTCGACCTAAGTGCTTAACGATAAAATTACGAGCTGTTTCCCTTGCAACAAAGTATTTTGTTTCACCTTCAACCTCGAATGGTTTAGCTGATTCTTTATCCTTTTCAGAAAGTTTGTCGTATTCTTTTTGTGTAATGATATTTCCTTTTTGGATTCCACATGTGTCCCAATCCATGTATTCTTCCATTCCAATGAATCGATTCATACCTTTATCCCAGCGGATATGGAATTTAATTGGAATTGGTTTTCCAAAACGATTTTTGAGAGTTTTAACCGAAACAATAATACCGGTTTGAATAGTTCCTTCTTTGATTTGTGCTTTTGAAAGAGCCAAAATTACGGAAGCAGAATAAACAAGACCTCCACCACCTGAAAGGTTGATTGTCGGGAACATACCAGTAGAAGCGTATGTGTGGTTGGTGAAGATAAATGGAATACCAAGACCAGTCAAATCTGATGTAATGATACGGAATAGAGATCGAACCATTTTAGCTCGAGTCATATCAGCTGCTGTGTTTCCGCTGATAGCATCATCAATTTCTTTTGTGGTTGCAAGCATACCAAGAGAGTCTAGACAAACCATGATTTTTGGTGTTTTGTAGCCTTTCTCTTTAGCTTCCATCATCTTCTTACATAGTGTTGTAATTGATGTACGGAATTTTGCTAGATCTGACATAGGTTGATGGTCAAATTTTTCAGGATCTACTCCAAAATTTTGAATGTTGTCAACGTCAACCGCACCTTCAGTATCGTAATAAATTACATAGTAACCCATTTTTTGAGCTTCACGAACCATATTGAGAAGCAAGAAGGTTTTACCTGTACCTGATTCACCTGCTAAACAGATGGTTCGGTTGTTTGGAATACCTCCAAATAGGTCACCTGAGAATACTGCATTTAGATGGAAGTTTCCGGTGTCAATCCATTCGGTTATTTTTGAGAAGTCTGATTTACTAATTACGTCGCCAAAAGGATTGACTTTCTTTAATTCCTTCTGGATTTCTGAGATACTAAATTCTTTACTCATGTCTTTACGTTGTTTTTTGTTTTTTATTAGAATAGACCACCAACAGTGTATGCTAGAGACGGGTGTAGTGCTGGTAAACCTGCCGGAACAATAATTCTGTTGAGAGGGTCTAGAATTGTTTTTTGAAATTGTACTTCCAAATCGATTTTTGGTGCAAATTCGAGAGGGTAGTTACCTGATTTATATGCAAATACGTCGCAAAATTGATCTTGTGCGTGATACCATTTTACTTTATCACCACCTCGAATCAATTCATATTTACCTTTAAGTTTTGCTTCTTGATTAAGCAGGTAATTGTGATATCCACCGGCACGAACGTGAATCGGACAACCTGATTTTAATTCCATTCGGTCTTGATCGTTTAGAACAAATTTGTTGTATTCGGAAATTCCTCGAGTCATTGATATTTTTTCGATATTCGAAAGCTTAAATTCTCGTTTGATTTCCTTAATCACCTTTACAAGTTCAGAGTTATCTTTTGATGTTAGTTTTTTCTTCGAAAAGATATGTTTCATAACATCAATAAGCTTTTGTCTACAAAATGGAGGAGTAGACGATTGGATAATTTCTAGTCCAGTGGTTTTGATGTAGGATAAATTGTTATAGTCTTTACCGTCTTTCCAAATAATGTTTTGGATATATTTCTTTTTTGCTACCCAAATGGCGTTTTCCGCAATGGTTTCAAGTTCAAAATCTAGATGGTTATCTGTATGTCGTTGTTTAGCATAATCATCCAAAACTTTTTTGATATATGCAGCAAGACGATTGTTATTGAGAGCTAATACAAAATCTTTTACGGTACCATCCCATCCAACGGATTCCATAACTTCTTCGAAGATAAGGTAGCCTGAGTCAGTATCGGTGTATTTCCATACTTGACCTTTGATTGGCTTAACTTCCCAATCTGGTTTGACATTCAAAGCTTGATGTAGCTGTTTGTCTTTATGGAAGAATTCTTTGAAGTATTTGTCAACCATTTTTTCAGTGAAACGAATAGCATCTTGTCCTTGTAACGTTACAGTTTCTGCAATTGCAATGTTATAGAAGTGGAAGTATTCGTTCGCGAATGCACCATAGATTGAGTTAATGATTAGCTTAATAGCTTGTTCCGAGGAGTAACATCGAAGTGATTCTTCCTCCAGGGCTTTTATGTCATCATTAGACAAATTCGAAATGTCGAGATTTTTAATGTCTTCTAATGAAAGATTTGAAGGATTGAGCATCGTATTTTTTTATTCGGTTATTGCTAAATTAAGTGCGATTTTTGTGTTTGATTCGGTTGAATCAAGAATCATTTTATTTTCGCATACGGAAACATCATAAGTTTCTTTATCAATACGAGCAAGGAATGATTTGAAAATTGATGCAGTTTCTTTTTTCGAAGATTTGGAGTTGTCGTCTACAATAATATCGAATGAATCTGATTTTACGTGAACCCCATCGGTGTCTGAATAAATTTGAAATAGTTCGCTTTTATCCAATGTTTGAAGTGATGTAATTTTTGAAAAGTCTTCGGATGAAAGTTTGAATGCAAAAGTTTTTGATGCGGTATCAAAAGCTCTTCCAACTTGTTCAGTGGTCATTGATGTGAAACCTAATGAAATATCTTGACAGTGCAATTCAATCTTTAATTGATTGTCTTTGAAGATAATTTTTTCAGCATATAAGATTCCATCATCTTCATCTTTGAAAACGTTAATTTCGGCTGATAGATTATGCGGATCGAAATAACCTAGACAAGTTAACAAACGTTGACCTGAGAAGAACGAGAGTTTAATAGTCTCAGTTAAAGGTTTTTCGAATTGAATAACATCGTTTGCTGGAAGCGAAACAGATTTTACCACGTCTTTTGTTGGAGTATAAACATCAGACCAAATTCGGTTTTGGTCTATATTTAGATAGACCGAGGTGTCCATAAGTAACATTCGCTTAATGAGCGAAGTAAGATACGGTACAGATACTTTCTTTACTTGTAATTTCATTTTAATTGATTTAATTTAGTTTTTTATATGCGGATTTTTGTCAGTTGGTTTTTCGTACCATCCATCTCGTAGATAGCTATCGAGCCATGTTGGTACGTCTTTTCTAATTATGCAGCTTTCTCGGTTGATAGAGTTGTCTTTTTTGTTCATATGTCTAACCGTAATAAACCAACCATCTTCGTCCATCCAGAGATCTTCTACAAAAATGATTTCGGTCTTGGCTTTTGTCTTTATCAAATGATATAAGATCTTTCCGTCTATTCTCTGGTGTTGGTTACTCTTCATAATGATTTAGTGATTTTACAAAATCGGCTCGATCTAAAAAGCATTTGTAAGCTTCCCACGAACCTCTTATGGTGTATGTGTAATATCCTTCAGGGTCATCATATTCGTTAATGAGTTCCACGTGAAATTTTTCATCCGTGTCTTCGTTTAACATGTAAACGAAGCTTTTGAAGTCTGATTCTTGTGTAGTGTCGATACCTACGTAAAAGTGAATTTTTTCCATCATATTATTGGTTTTCTTCTATTTCAAATCCTTCATTATCATATTCATATTCGCAACAAGGCCATTCTCGGCCTTGGTCGTCTATATAACACCAAACTTTGTTAGCCTCAATCCATTTCCAATCTAGACCTTCGATACCATCCGGCATATCAGGATTTTCCAATGGTGGATGATAAGATTCCACTGCTACATATCGATGATTACATGAACATCCTCGATGAACACAATCATCACAAAAGTAAGGCGAACCATCTTTGAAGCCTGGCATATAAACCCAAGTGGCTTTTTTACCACAATCACATTTTTCAAATTGTTCCATAGTCTTATTATGCAGAAAACAAAAGCGAAGTTCAATTAAGAACTCCGCTTTAGGGTTTTGGTTATTGGTGATTGATTAGATGAATCTTCCGTATTCATCGATCATATTTTTTGAATCTAGTAATTCGTAACCTTCCTTGGTAATATGAATTGTACCAAAGTTGAGACCGTCTCTTGACCAATATCGATTAAGTATTTTATTACCGTTTTCGTCTTTGATAAATTTCTTTTCAGCTTCAGATACGTGGATGATACCTTTTTGAACGAGTGAAGAGAAAACTCCTGAACGAGTTTTACCAGTGAAAGTGCAGTTATCGTATGCGGACCAATCCCATACAATTGATTCTCTTCCTTGTTCGTAGTAGTCTGAGTAAGTAATCGCTTTAAGAGCTTGGATTTCCAAATCGGTTAATTGAATGTTTGAAGTTGTCATAATGTTTATGTTTTAATTTGATATAACAAATATAAAACAAAACTTTCAAACTAGGAAATTTTTTGTCAATTATTTTCGAAAAAGTTTCAAAAAGTTATTAACATTTTATCCATCACAACTTAAGCAGTTTTCATCCATTGCCTTTGCAGCAATATCGCCTCTAAGTACTGATTCAGTTCGCATATAGTAAAGTGTTTTGATACCTTGTTTGTATGCTTCCATATGCACTTGATTGATGAATTTAGGAGTTGCTTCAGTTGGAAATGCAAGATTAAGAGAAACCGCTTGGTCTACATATTGTTGTCTTAAGCCGGCTTGCTTAACAAGTTCCAATTGATTGATTTCCTTGAATGTCTTAAATACGTCGGCAAACGGTACAAATTGATCTGCATTAACAGGAGTTTCAACTTCTGCTTTTTTCTCGTTGCTAAACAATTGACCTTCAAAGAACCACCAATCTTTAACAAAATCTAGGCCTTGAACTGATCCACCGTCAGCAAGAATTTGATCCCAAACTTCTTTAGTATTTCTCTTCATACGTTTCAAGAATTTTTCCAATGTTGGATTTTTACGAATGAAGGTCCCTTTAGCAGTTTGTTCAGTGAATACATTAGCTGCCCACGGTTCGATGCCAGGAGAAACATTACCTGATAGCTTTGAATTTGAAACAGTTGGAGCAATAGCTCTTGTGTGAGTATTTCTCATACCAGTGCCGATACACCAAAGAGGTTCGCCAAATTCCCTTGCCATATCTCTACTTGCTCGATCACATTCAAGTTTGATTTGTGAAAAGATTTTTCGAGTTTCATATTGAGAATAAAGACCCTCAAACGGAATTCCTCGATCTTGTAAGTATGTATGCCAACCTAAAACGCCGAGACCTAAAGCTCTTCCTTTTTCAGCAGATCTAACTGAATTAGCAAATCCACTCATGTATTTTGCTTTTTGTATAAATTCTTCCATCACACCATCTAAGAACCAAGTTGATGTATAAATTAGATCAGTGTCTTTCCATTCATCATATTTAGCTAAATTGATTGAAGACAAACAACAAACAAATGAATGAGATTCATCAGTATGAAGTGTAATTTCTGAACAGATATTTGTCATGTAAACTTTCAATCCATGCTTTGTGTATGCTTCTGGATTGTTTCTATTTACATTACCTTTGTACATGATATATGGTTCGCCAGTAGCTCTACGCTTACGAAGAACAGCAGTCCATCGAGAACGAGCTTCTTTATCGCCTTGTTCTAACTTTTGCATAAATGTATCAGAAACGACTGCACATTGATGCAAATTCAGAGATTGTCTATTGACATCACCTTTTGGTTCGCGGATTTCTAACCATTCCCAAAAGTCGCCATGTTCAATATCCATATTTACTGAAGCTGCACCTCTACGAACAGAACCTTGACTTGTTGCAAGGATAGTTGAATCGTATATTTTACAGAAAGGTACTACTCCATCAGATGTTCCATTACCTTTAATGATTGAACCGGCTGGACGTATTTGATTGATACCGATACCAACACCTCCACCATGCTTTGCAAGCAACATCATTTCTAGATTTTTACTTCCAATATCATGGATTGAGTCGGCAACATCAATACCAAAACAAGAAATAGGCAGACCTCTCTCGGTACCTGTGTTTGATAGGACTGGAGTTGCAAGATTCAACCAACCTTTCCAAACATAATCGAAGAATTTTGATGCTAATTCCGGTTTGCCTAAACGTCTTGCGACTGTTGTACATACTCTCCAATAAGCATCTTTAGGAGTTTCACCTTTAAGCAAATAGCCTTTACTAATAGTCTTTACGTATATTTCTGTATTGCCCCAAATAGGATAGTCTACACCTAATTCCCATCCAAACTGGGATCCGTGATGATTTGTGTTTTGTTTATTTTCTTCCATTGTTTTAATTTTTTACCATAATTCGTCGTCTGACCAGTTTTCATTTTCACCAGCTTTTGCATAATCAGTAGGACGTATTGCAAAGAAGTCTGTGTGAGTAGTTCCACCTGTTAAATGATAGAACCATTCTAATTGATCAGCTGACGGTTTGTCATATTCGAAAATTGGTTGATAACCTAATTCAACGAGCTTTTCGTTCGCTCTTCTTAAAATGAAATTCTTAAGGTCGTATGCTTTAAGATTTTCCAAGTCACCTTGTTCAAACATTTTATCGATAAAATTATGTTCCATTTCAACCATAAGTTTAGCGGCATATTCAACATCTTTTTGAACTTCATCTTTAAGTTCTGGATATTCTTCACACATGTGTCTGAATAATTGGCAGCCCATCATAGAGTGTAGGGATTCATCTCTTACCGACCATTTCATTTGTTGTCCAATCCCTTTAAGGAGATTTCGCATTTGGAATGAATATAAGACTGCAAAAGATGAATAAAGTGAAACACCTTCAGCAAACGCCGAAAAGATTGCAATTGAACGAGCAGCATCTCTACGAGAACGAGAGGACCTAGCTAAATCCTCATGCGTATAATCGGATTCAGTAGATAACAAATACTCGAATTTTGTAGCAATAGTTGGTTCATGTAAAAATGCACTAAAATCTTCAAGTCCGAGAGTTTCATTAAGATAAGAATATGCAGTAGCATGGATTGTTTCTTGTGAACCAAAGGCTATTGCCATTTGTTTGATTTCATGTTTTGGAAACCATTTAGTCACCATTCCAGTCCAATAATCTGAAACCGCACATTCAGTTTGAGCAAATCCAAGTAGGATGTTTCCGACTAGATTTTTTTCATGTGGTTCAAGATTTTCTTTCCAATCTTTAACATCACCTTGCATAGGAATTTCTGTGTGGAGCCAGAAAGCTTGCATTTGTTTTAACCAACCTTCGGTGTAATAAATTGAGTACTCAAAGGGTTTGTACTCAATTCGTTCTTCAAATAATTTTGACATGTTTACTTTTTGTTTTTTGCAAGTTTTCGTTCAATTTCCAAGTGTCGATTTTTATTGGTCTTACGTTCTGAGTACAGATTTGTAAGAATTTCTTTAAGAACCGAAACTTCTTTGTTATTGTATATTGCACCAGTGGTTGATACAATATATGATTGGTCTTGTTTATGTGCCTCAAGTTTGGTTTGATCTTGAGTTTTTGTTATGAATGATTCTGGTGAAACATTAAATTGTCGCATAATGGACGGATATAGCGAGGCATAGTCAAAACATGTTACTGCTCTAAACATACCTGCTTCGGGTTCTTTCACATAAGCACCTTCATAAGCACCACGAGGAGTTTCTACTTTTTTATCGGCAATTACCATGTTACGTGAATAATAACCTCTCCAAAGAAGGGCTTCAGTTAGATTCACTGCCGATGAAGCTTTGTAAATTGATAGATTGCACAAACAAGATACCGATAAGACTGAGTTAATCGTCTTTAATTTTTTATGTATGAGACACACAAGAGCAGCATCGATTGCGTTATACAAAACATATTTGTCATAATCATTTTCGTATAGTTCTTGTAGAGTCCCTGAGTATTTTAATTTTGTTGTTCCTAAAACTGCATTAGACACAAAATCGAGTGAATTGCTTTCTTTAATTTGCACGGTTCGATCCCAACGTTTGTAAATTTCCATGTAGTCAATCATTCCAATATGTAGTGGAATGTTATCATTACCTTGAAGTTTACGTGTAGGTGAAGCCATAGAAACGTCAATACCTAATCTTTTGCATCTGTTAAATATGTATTTCCAGTCAAAACCCATAAAGTTCCAACCAATTGCCAAAGAGAAGTTAGGTAGAAATTTATTGATGAACGTATACATCATATTGTATTCGTCTTCAAAGCAAATATATTTGAAAGTCCAATCACCATATTCCTTGAGATATTCTCGATGTTGATCGAAAATAACTCGTTCTTGTTCTTTTGAGATTGGCTTCCAACCTAGAACTAATGTGGAGTTTGATTCAGTTGCAATTGCAATAGTTGTAATTCTTTCACGTGCAACTTCAGGAACCGGAAATGAATCGATCACTTCCGTTTCAATATCTATTGATTGAACTTTTGGGAAATTAAGAGCAGTGATTTCTGCTTTTTCTTCAGGAGGAAGGTTATTGATAAACTCATAAATGGACCATTTGTTCAAGCGTTTTTCGAGTATCTTTTTAACTGGCTTTCCATCCCAATTAGAAAAGTTACGATCTCGTTTAGAGTCAGTTGCTGAACAAATAGTCCAATTAAGTGCTTGTGGTATATCAAACTTTTTGATCTTTGATTTACCTTCTTTGTCGTAATAAGATATTACGAGATTGTTGTCGTTTATTTCTACGTCTAGAATCATGTTAATCGAATTTAGGAGTGAACTCTTGATTTATATGACCGCATGATGCACATTGGAATGTTGGCACTGGGATGTAAGAATCATTTGCGGAACCTGTGAATAGTTTAGATATTTTTCTCATAAACATAACTTCACGAAAAGTTTCTCCTTGACATTCGTCACATTTGACTGCTGTTGAATTTTTTCGAATATCAACATTTGGCTGTTGTATACTATTTAAGTCTTTCATTTTATTGTTATTTAGTTCCAGTTGATCCGAATCCTCCTTCACCACGTTCAGTGATTTTACCTTCCCATAATTGTTCTTCAGTTTCTACAATTTCAACGTTTTCATAAAGGACTGGAACGAGAACACATTGAATGATTTTGTCACCTGGGTTGATAGTAACTGGATCTTTACCAAAATTATATAAATGGATGTGGATCTCACCTTGATAGTCCTCATCGATAACACAAGCACCTACTGCTAGATGCTTCTTTGTTGATACGCCTGATTTATTAAATGCAATGAAGGCATAATTTTCGGGTACATTAGCCTTCAAACCAGCTGGAATAAGAATAGAATCTCCAGGGTTTAGTGTTTGATACTCAAAATCGTTAGGAATAAATAAGTCAATTCCTGCTGATTTTGAAGTTCCTCTTGATGGGCTTTTAACATCTCGTATTTTTAGGAATTTCATATTCGTAATGATTTTTACGTTATATGATTCTAAAAATCCTGAGGTTCACTCTTAGATGGACGTGATAATAAGTAATAGAACCCAAAGAACGATAGCGACAGGGCATAGAAAATAGCGTCCGTAATCCAGTATGACCCTGTCAGTTTCATGGTCAGTGCAAATAGGGCATCGAACCCAAGAGGGTTGAAGAACGTTGCTAAGATAAGACAAACCGTCCCTATGCTTTTTCTTGTTATCTTTCGTTTTCCTGGAATAATCACCGTCCATTTGTTTAGTTTTTATTCAATCGGCAAACCTTAAAAGGCCGATCTTAACTCTTCACTACCTTTAATAAAGTCCTGAAACGATAGAAAGGATGACTTTTTTCTTTTTTGTGGTTGGCCTTTAACCAACGAATAAGGTATATCACCAGAACCCGTTTCTTGTGTTGAAAACTCTCCTTGAGTACCTGGATTTCCAGGCATGGTAGGAGCACCCATTCCATTAACAGAAGATACGGTAGCCGTAGTCATATTTTCTTTAACATCCGGCAAACCTTCATGTGATGTTTTTGCATAATCTTCTAGTTGCTTTAACGTCATAGAATCCGCAAGATCTTTAATTTGATCGCGGTATTCAGCATTCAAATCAGCTAACTTAAGCTCTCCTTTTTTAAGAGCATAAGCCATACCCATAAGGCGTTGTTGTGATTTAGATGTTGATGGCATTACTTAACTTTGAATGATTTTAACAATTGACTTGCATAATTCTTAGCTGAATCTTCAGAATCCCATGTTTCAGAATATATCATTGATCCGTTAGAATTTCCATAATTACGAACTGTTGTATCGTATGATGTACAAGTAACGTAAGTAGTCCATTCTTCCTTACCTTTCCAATCCATTTTAGAATATCCGAAAAGGATGATAGCAGCTAAGTCTTTTCCAATTGTTATTGTATGACGACCAACTTCAGTAAAAGTTTTCTTGTCATATGAACTCAATTGACCGTTTTTATCAGGGTAAACTGATTCATTAACAACATCAGAAGAATCAAATTCAGTTGATTCACGGAGAGCATCAACTTTACGTTTTAAGTTGAGAACTGTCATTTTAGCGTGAGCTAAATCGAGCATAGCTTTATAGAAATTAGCCTTTTCTGGTTTGTTTTTCATTAACTCAGAATAACGACCAATTTGATCTTTGAGGGAAGATTCTGCATCTTTATTTACTTGATCAGCGGTTCTTCTTACGGCTTCATTAATGAAGTCATCAAAAGACTGAATGTGTTGTAGTTTCATTTTTATAGTTATTTTGTATATTGAGTTTCCTTGGATAATTCGTTTCCGTTGAATCCGGTATAAGCACTAAGATCTAGTTTACCTTTTACTGCATTAAGAATGATATTAGCCACCTCATCTTTGCTCCATCCATCGTTTAACATATCAAGGATATCCATCAATTGAACTTTAGGAGTAAACTTAGCTTCATCTAAATTTTCATTCAAAAATTCTTTGTATGTAGGTATTTGTTTCACGCTTATTAGTTTTGTTTGATAATTTCACCAGCTTTAATAGCTGATTCTAATTCTTTGTCAGTTAATTCTAGAGGTTCCGCTTCACCAAATTGAGTAGATGAATTGAATATATGAATTCCACCAGTGTAACCTTGATAAATGTTTTCTGCTTGCCAGTTATCCATTCCCGGTTCGTATATGATGTATTCTGCGCCAGCTTTAAGTTCTTTAGCTGATTTAAGTGGCTTTCCAAAATCTCTTGCTGGATCGATCCAATTAGGGAGAACTTCTTTACCTTTGTACTTTTTTGATTCATTCAAAAAGTCATCGAATGAAGGAATGTATTTGTTGTTCATTTTAGTTTTTTATTTTGAATCCTATTATGTTTTCGCAATCTTGATCGAAATTTCGTCGTAACTCAAGAGGATATGTGCTTCGATAGATAACATAATCATCCTCATCTACTTGTATATTGAAGTCTAAATTTTCAACCCAAGTTTTGAATCGGTATGTTCGATCTCTTTCTTTATCTTTGGCTACATATACTTTTGCATCAGTAGAATCTTTATGTAGCTTTGCTAATTCATCCTTTTCTGCTTGATCGAATTTCCAATCCATATTGTCAAATCGATATCTTTCACCAAGACGAAAAGCCTCGTTGCCTTCAAATAACCTCTCAAATTCGTTGAATTTTGGTATGTAATTGTTCATTTGTATTACTTCTGTGACTCTAGCTTACATCAGGTTGAACTAAGTATAAGTGTTAGAGTATCATATATTTTGTAGGTTATTGATACCTCGATTGAACAAGAATGACTTGTTTTTTAAGATTCTTGAGCTATCATTGCATCGATAACATCAGATGATATCCAACCAGCTGATTTAGCAAATTCTTTTGCTAATTTAAGAACTTTCTTTTCTCCGGCAGGAGTAACTTCGTTTTCTTTGCCGTTTTCATTATTGTCATTCCATTCTTCAACCGAAGCTTCTACTTCATGTTGAATTTGCATATCATTAGGACGATTGATTTTCGAACTTTTTTCATGATAGCCTGCCCAATACTTAACGTCAATGCTTTCGTTAATTGAATCGAACTTAAATAAACCAATTGATTCTTTTACCATTCCAGATTGCTTTTGTGATTTTGCTTTAACGATGTTTTCAAGTACTCTCTTACCAAATTTAGAAAGAGTCCATACTTGCTGACCTCTATTTTGGAACGATTCAAAGTAACGCATGTTACGTCCAAACCATTTGCGTTGGTCAATCGCATTTCCACGATCTTCCTCTAATTTAGTCAAGAAGTTTTTAAGTTCTTCGTTTGTTACAAAACGCTTACCAACAAACTCAACTACTCTATTACGAATAGGAGCTTCGTTATTTACATTGTGAGCGCCATACTCACCATATTTGCGTTTGATTTGTACTCTCTCGTAAACTTCTTCGATTTTATTACAATCAATAGTAAGTTCGTTTCCAGCTTCAAGAGTTATCGTTTTGCCTTCAACTAGGACATCAATAGCCTCTCTTTTAGACAAAACTTCTTCAATAAATTCTTTAGTGAAACTCATTGTTTATAGATGTTTTTTGTGTATTTTATATATTTAGTCCTTGATACTCCAAGAGTCTTGTTTCTTGTTGAAAAGATACTCTTCGAATGTAGGGATAACTGATTCTTTTGCCTGTGATTGAGCTTCAACCTTTTGTTTAACTTTATCACTAGCTTCCTTCAAATCATCAATTAACATTTGAGTTACTGTTCCTGTAGGTTTTTTCTTCGGTTTAGAAAAAGCAGAAACGAGAATCTTAAATATGTTCTTGTTGATTGTAGAAGATTTAATAAGTTCTCGAGTTTTTATGTCAGGAATCAACCCAGCATTCAAATCAAATTCTGGAGAATTTGCAAAAGATAGAGGGTCAAGTTCAACACCTTCAAAACGATACCCATGCTTTTTAATGAAGTCGTTATAGATCGAACACATTAAACTAATAAAGCGTTCATCATTACTCCCTTCAGGCACAGAATACTTTTGAAGTCCGTTAATTTTTACAAATTCAACGATATCGGATAGAATGATACCGTACATATCTTGTGGTTCCCTCTCTTCGTCGTTTGTTCTATTTACTTGAGATATAATTGGATCTACTGCTTTAGCGTAGAATACTTCGTTATTCTCAGTACCAATAAACTTAAAAACGATCGAATCGATAGGTCCGCCAATACCATCACTGAGTAAACGTTTTTTCATACTCGGATTGAGTATTGTAATGATGTATTCAGTGAAAGAGCTTGTCTTGAATTTTTTGTTTAGCATATCTTCAGGAGAACGAAGATATTCCATCAATCTAGTCTTTTGTGAATTATCCAACTTACCATACCAAATAATTGGTGGTTTTTCGACTATTAACAAATCAGACATACCATTAAGTATGTTGATATCATCTACTAATTTGTTGGTTTTCGTGTTTTTAATGTCGGTGAGAACCAAATTGTTTAGTGGAGATCTATCATATTTTATATTGATAGGTGCACTAGAATTGAAGTATCTAAAACCGTATCGATAACCGGTTGGAATGTTATCCAAAGTTTCTTTCGGTAAATTAGATATGTAATTGATTGGTGTTTCGAAAAGTTGATTTAACGTACGCTCAATAGCGGTAATTTTTCCATCTTTACGATAGAACTCCAATTCGCCATTTGGTAGCTTTTCAAAAGCAAACCTCGTGGCATTAAGCTTTTCGCTAATGATTACAAAATCATCGAAAAGCTTATGCACGAATTGGAGACCTTCTTTCCTAAAAACTTCTCTTAGTGTTAGTATTTCCGCCATTTATTGAGTTTTAGTGAAGTTCTAATTTAGATTTTCCTTCTGGGGTAAGAAGATTATTTAGATGAACGATACCTGCATCAACTTCTTTTTCAAATTTATCAAAGTCATGTTTGTATTCAACAAACTTAACTGCCATTTGTTTCAAAGAATCTTGATAGTAAGTGATGTTAGCTGAATAGCGGATTTTTAGATCTTCCGTCATATCTTCACCTTCTTCAGTTTTACCTTTTTCAATACAAGCAGCCATACGTTCAATACGAGCTTCATATCTAGCATATTCAATGTAGTCATACATATAACGACCAAATTTCTCGTATATTGAATTTAGAACATAACCTGGTGAATTTCTCCAGTGACCTCCAAATTGGAATTCGCCATAATTCTTAACTGCTTCGATATCTTCAAGCTTAACTGATTTAGCCCAATCGGTAATAGCTGACGAAGTTTTTGCAAATAGGTTTTGGAATTTAGCAAGAATATCACCAGGACCAACACCTTCAGAAATAATTTTCTTGTAACGTGCAATGTTTTCAGCTTTGATAGTTTTATTATCAATTAAAGCAGATGCACCTCTACGTGCTGCAGCTCTTTCCGATTGTTTACCAGAAACGCTATATTTTGATTGAAGATCTGCAATGTTAATTACATAAATTTTTGTAGTAAACTCTTGGATCCATTTAGCATTTGTAGGTTTGATGTCATTGTATTTTAAACCAAAATACGTTGATTGACCCCAACGATCAGCTAATGCACCATATTTATCACTTGGATCTTGACGATAAGCTTTTTCTTTACCAAATCCGTAGAAAAGACCTCTTCCACCCATAACAATAGAAATAAGAAGCGGTGCACCTCCAGTGCGTTTTTCTACTCTTTGCATTACTTCTGGATTGTCATTTACACAAAATCCGATGTAATTATCGTCGTTTTTGTAAGGAGATTTAAAGAAAGCAGTTGGATCGGTCAATACTGTAAAGTCAGTATCTTGAATATCTCCAATAGCTAATTTGTATTTTTTGTACAAATCTTTTTGGAAATTATTTCTCCATTTGTTTTGGCCGGTATCACCAGCGATTAGTTGTTGTAAAATAGTAGAAGCGAATCCTTCATTAAGCAATTGTTCTGCTTCCCAAAGATCCATTCTTTCTACTAAGCTGCTTTCAAGCATTTCTTCATGCTCAACAATAGCTTGCATTTTTTTGAAGTTGTCAAAACTTAATAGTTTCATTCTGATATTTGTTTTTTTCTATATGATTTCATTCCATCAAGGAATTCTGTTAATTGTTCGTCGTTAAGCTCAGAAGCATCTTTAGCGCCATAGGCGGTAAGACGTTCTAAGTACACTTTCTTGTACTCTTCAGCTTTCTTTTCAGACTCTTTTTGAAGTTTAACTTCCTTTACCATCTTATTAAAAGCTCGGAACTTTAGTAATGCCATTTGTGTCGATACTTTTTAGTTATATATCTTCGCTAAGTCGACTTGACGTACTTGATAAGGGAAATTCTGCTCACGGTAGATTTCCTGGCGAGCTAACCCGTGTTTATAGAGATAGTTATTGAATCTACCAATTCGATAGTCGTCGATGAAGTCGATAATTAAGAGCTTCTTCTTGTCGGCATGCTTTCTAAGACCTCGACCTATTGACTGTCTAATAATAACTTCGGATTTGAATGATTCAGTCAAATAAATAGTGTGGATATTTGTGACGTTGATACCAGTCGAGAATGTACCGTAAGATGCAATCATTATTTTTTGTTCACCTTCTTCAAGATTCTCTTTATGCATTTCTCTCAAATCTTTGTCGGTAGAGCCATCAATATAGAATACTCTTCGGTTTGTTTTTTCTCTTAGCTTATCGTAAAGCTTGTTACCATATTCAATTCGATAGAAAAGAACGAGAGAGTTTTTATGATTCTTGAGTATCATATCGGTGATGAAGTCTAGACGGGCTTCAGATTGAATTGCATAATTTTGTTCTAAATTAAGCAGTTTCTTTCTGTCTTCTTCGGATCTAGCATGTAGAGTTTTGAAGCCGTCTCGTACATCTTGTGGAGCATAACTCATTTCAATAGCATATACTTCACATGGGGTGATGTGACCTTTTTCCATCAAGAAGTCAGCACGAATTGAGGTGATAATAGGTCCAGTATAAGCCATTAGTGTTAGTCGATCCAACGTTCCTGGCTTTGGAATTGTACCTGAAAGTCCAAACTTTCTATCAGCAACTTCGCATTTTTCTAGAATAGCCTTAATTGAAGCAGATTTAGCTTTATGAGTTTCATCCACAATAACACAATCAAAAGCATCAAAATACTCTTTATCTTTCTTAACAAGTGATTGATATGTACCAACAACTATATTAGCACCATCACGGATAACCGAGCCTGCGAAGATTTGTTGGATTTGTAGCTTCAATTGAACTGAATCGGTGTTATATTCGTAAAAGTCTTCGGATGATTGAACAACCAAGTCAACAGTCGGAACGATCATCAATATCTTATGACTCTTCTTTGTTTCAAGAAGATAAGCCATAACCATATAGATGATGAGAGTTTTTCCAGCAGAAGTAGCTAATTCAGCTAAACAACTTTTGTAGCGTATGATTTCATATGCGGTTTCGATTTGATAGTCCCTCGGCTTTCTAGCGGAATTTGCAAATTTTTCTTCTACCCATGCAACGAATTCATCTTTGTCTATTTCACGGTCGAACTTGCGTTCAATACCTTTAATACCAATCTCAAAATTATATTGTTTTGATACTTCGACAAGTTCATGCCAAAGTCCAGAAGGAAGATATCGATTTGATTTGAAGTATGAGATTTTACCATCCCACCAACCCTTTTTAACTCGAGGGTCCCATTTTGCATTTGCTGCTTCTTTCGTAAACGACAAACGAACTTGCTCCATTTCCAATTCAGAAGCAGAGGTAAGAGTTAAAAGTTTGTCATTATGAGTTAATTCCCATTGCATTACATTAGTGATTTGTTTATCTCTTCGACAGCGATTTTGTTCTTAATAGCAAAACCCATTTTGTCAAGAGTTTCGATACATTGAGAATAAAAGTTGATTTGATTTTCAAGCAAATCCGTTTGGCGTGTTCTCAATGCCATATCTGAATCTACGAATTGATTTATCTCTCGATAATCAAGACGAACATCGTGTTGTGTCTTATAGTATTCATATCGTAGCTTTCGGTAATTTTGATCGTTAGCTTTCTTTTTGTAAGATGCTGCACGATACTTTATTAGTTTATCTACGAGCATATGACGATAAGAAAGCATTAAGACCTGAGCTTCTGATATTTTATCTATTCGATTCAACATTGGTATCAGATCGTTTATCTTGGTACCAAACTCAGTTCTTTCAGTTTCTAGTGCGGATTCTAGCTCGGAAACTTTTCTTTCTTCATCTGTCATTAGAATAAATTTTGAGTTGAAGACTTTCTAGATTTAAGGTCAACGACTTTCTTTTCTAGTTTCTTCTTAGGCTTTTTATATTTTATGCTTCCGATCTCAATTTGTTTACTTTCCACCTTCATTTCAAGTGAAGAGAAGTCGATTATTAACTTCCCAGTACCTGGTTCGGCGATTCGCTTTTCAAATTTATCTAACTCTTCATTCATTTTAGACAGATCGGATGTCCAACGGGTTGTTGGTAAAGTATTTATCGAAGTTTTTAATTGCATCGTTTTTAGTGTTCCAGCAGTATTTAAGTAGGTCATTAAAGTCTTTTACGGATTTCATGTTTGCTAATCTAGGTTGGACCTTAAAGTCACGTACTAGCTTATTCCACATAAAAACAGTTTTGCGACGTTTCAGTTGATATTCCATTTGCTTTCTACCTGGATAGTCGTTATCAAACAAATATCTAACAGTCGGAATGTCATCGAACATTTCAGTAGGTTTGTCAACACCTGATATTGCAATTGAATTTTTACAAATCAATGAATCGATTGGACCTTCGAAAATTGTAACTGGTTGAGTGAAGTCTACAAGAGCTATATTGAAGTATATGCTTAGAGTGTTCATTCTAACAATATCTTCATCAGGTAATTCAATAGTTCGATTCAAAACCATTTGATTGATTTTTTCGATATTGTAGCTAATGTATTTTTCTCTTCCAGGCTTAAAGTTACGTATTTGCCATCCAACGGTATTTTTCATATCTGATGTTAAATTGAAAATGTAAACCTGTTCTTCGGTTGGATCGTACATAAAGAAATTTAACTTATTATGCATGAATCGACCTTTCAAATACTTTTCGATTCGTAAATTTTCTTTAGGTTCAACCAAACCTAACTTGTCTTTTACAACTTCCAATGGGATAGAAAATGCTCGTAAGCTTTCAAATATACCTAGTTCCATGTATTCTTTAGTAGAAACAGAAACTTGATTTTCTCGAATAAAGTCCAAATACAAAATCAGATCATCTTTATTTGTAATTGATTCGCCGTGATCTTTGAAAAACTCGACTAGGTTTGTATGTTTTGAGCAATTGTAACAGTGAAAAACGAGGTTCTTCCAATATAGATTTCCTCTTTTCTTATGTGAATCTTGTGAATCTCCGCAATAAGGGCAAGCAAAATTCAAACGATCACGAAAAGGTTTTTCTTGAGCTTTAGGCCCTGAGAAATTACCTCGAAGGATTCGTTGTACCTTTGATGTTATCTCTTGTCTTTTTTGTAATGTTATTTCCATTTTGCTATTTAATAAAAAAGGCATCCACTATTATCAGTGAATGCCTTTATATTGAGATATGAATTACTTAATGTCGAACTCTTTCAACCAATCTTCGATTTCGGCATCTGAACCATTAGCAGCTTGTGCGCTTGCTGATTCAATGTTAGGAGTTTCGTTAGATGGAGTTGAAGCCGGAGTTGAAGCCGGAGTCGATGTAGCAGGTTTGCTAGGAGATGCAACCGAATTGTATGCTGCACCTGGATTTCCAGTCAATTCAGATAAGAATTTGTGAACACGTTCACGTTGTTCGTCAGTCCAAGGTTTGAAGTCGAATTCTTCCAAAGGTTGAATTTCGTTGTAAAGCTCGAGGATTTGATTACGTGATTCAGCATTGTTATCCATTTTAACACCTTTGATAGAGATCGGAGAAGATGAAGGTGCAAATTTACACTCATCATAATTCCAATAGCCACCTTTAAGAGTTACTTTCAATGAGAAGTCTTTACCATTGAAGAAGTCAAAAATGTTTGTAGGTTCTACACCCATTTCGATTTCAGTTGCTTCTGGCGTGATTTGTGCATCGATAAGTTTCTTAACAGCTTTTGGATAACGGAAGATTTGAACAGTACCTTCCAATTCAGGACGTTGTGGATCTTTAACAATCTCAACATATGAGTAGTAATACTCTTTACGTTTGATGTGTTCAGCTTGTTTCTTGTCGAATGCAGATTCAGACTTGAAAAGCTTCCAGAATGTGTCTTGAATAATTGATTTTTCGTTGATAGAAGAAGGACAATCAACGTAGAATCCATCACCTTCAGTGAGTTCTAACCAATAAGAGAATTTCTTAATGATTGATTTTTTAGGATTCTTAATGTTCGGTACGAATCGAACGATTGCTCTGTAGATAGAGTCTTTAGATAGTTTAGGATCAGTTTTGTACTCAGTACTTTTACTTGATGCCGGTTTTTCCTCGTTTTTGAAATTGTCAATACCGAGGTTGAAGATGTCAAAATTGTTTTCCATTTTACTTACTTTTTATTTACGTTGTTTATTTATTATGCGTCTAATCTTCGATAGATTCACTTACTCAACTAACTTATTCGCGACTAACTTAACTGGGTTTGTTTTACTTACGTTGATTAGATTACTTACTTACGTTATATGAAATATATATCTCGAAGTTTTTTCAGAGATTTGATGTAATATAGTCATAAAAATGCTGAACACCGGCCTCGAGGAAGGGTTCACAAGGACCGGTTTCAGATTCACCATTTAGATGAAGAGATGCTCGTCCTCTTTCAAGGAGCAAACAGGCTTCTTCGTCTTCCTTTGCGGTTTCGGAATAAACTTGCTCAATCGCTTGATAAAATTCGGGACACTCTTCGTAGATTGCTTTTTTGTAGTAGTACTCGACATGATTCACACATTTGTTTGGGGCGATCGGATAGATCGTACTTATTGCCATTGTGTGCGGGTACCATTCAATCATAATGTTCGGATAGAGGTATATCCAAATTGCTCCATATCTAGGAAGTTCGTCTCCAAATACTGACTTAACTTGCGTTTGCCATTCCTTGTAGATATCTGACCCATATATATCGAGATTCGAACCCAATCCAACTTTTTGAACTGAATAGTCATCTCCAAAATGCCATTCCAAATCTGATGGTGTAACAAAATTACGCAGACCTGGATGCATCGAAAATACGTGATAGTTTTCCAAGTAAATTTCTGAGAAGGTTTTCCAATTGTAATCGTACTCAGTGGTTTCGACTTTATGGAAAAAGTACTCATCAAAATTTAAGTATTGATCGACTCCACAAGCTTTCAAATCTAATGAAGGTGTTCTCCCTTCAAATAACAACCCATTCCAATTTGATAGCTCTTTTGTTTTAAGATGCGCTTCTGGTTTTTCTTTGAAGTGCGGGGAGGCTTTAAGCGTTCCATCTAATTTGTAAGTCCAAGAATGAACTCGACATGAGATGAATTTTTTACATCCACTTCCTTCAACCAATTGTGATTGCCTATGTAAACAAACGTTAGATAGTAGCTTATGTTGACCTTCATCATTCACAAGCATCCAACGATCATTTGTATGAGGTAACGAAATGTATTTACCAGGAGAATCAGCCATAAGTTGATGTCCTCTATAACGAAGGCCATACTTAAATAAGCTTTGATTTTCCGCATCTAATATACTCTGATCAGAATAATAACGAATAGGGAGCTGTTTGTTCATATTGATTATATGCGATTTATACTTCGCCAAAGTCACTTATTTTTTGAGTCAGCTCTTCAATAGTGTGACCGCATTTGGCGTTTTTCTTTTTATTTTCTCTAGCCTTAAGCATTTGTAAATTACATGGATGAGCAATCCAAAATGGATTTACTCGATCTTTGAATCCTTGTGATATCGAATAGATGTGATCGAGGTGATTTGCTTTCCAGCTACGCTTTAACTTTTTCGGATTTATTTGAGGCTTAAACAAATCATAATTACGTTCAGTTAACGCCCGAACAAAGATGAAATAATCTTCTTTGTTCTCAAATAACCATTCCCAGTCGTTTTTGTAATTTTCAAATACAATTAAATTTGGATTTAGCATTACTTGATTTTCTCATATTTGAAATCTGCTCTTCGGATCAATGACCAGAAACGAGTTCCAAATGTTGTTTTATCCTTCTTAAATAGACCTTTTATAGCAGATCCGGCTTTCCCTAAAAGAGTTTTCTCGTCAGCAAATTCTCTAAATATCGATTTAGGTACATCAAAATACCTATAGCGATTTCCGTTCCAAAACTCTATTTCTAGTTGCTTTGTATCATCGTCATAATCAATATCAACCAAATGAGAAGATTCCACAGTCTTTGTGTATTTCTTTTCATTCAATTCAATGAATTCGTTATATGACAAAAATGAATTCTCCATTATGTGGTTCTATGCTTTTCGATCCAATCTTTGAAAATTGGAATTGCTTTTTTCATATCTTCGGTTTGATTAGCCGAGTATTTAGCTCGATTCATCATTGTTGTAGCAATTGCCATTGCATGTTTATGGTCTTTCTTATCGAGTTTTGTAATTATTTCGACGGTCTTTTTAGCCTTTTCAGGTGTCCCATAACCAGTGCCTTTTATAGCGTCTTTAGTTCCTGGATTGAATAAACCTTTACCTTCATCAATCAAATCTTCAGATAGGATAAGATCTAGATCAATACCTTCAATCTCTTCGGATTCATCTTTCTTATTTTTATCAATCCATGCTCTAAAAATTTTCATAGCATCACGCATACCATCGGTTTGATGTTGATGTTTCTTAGCTCTTGATTCCATAGTAGTAGCAATTGACATCGCCCAAACTCGTTCACCTTTATCCATAAGCTTATCAAGCTCTTTTACTGTGAATTCTGCCTTTTCTTTATTGGCATACCCAGTGCCTTTTATAGCATCTCTACCGCCTTTGGAATAAAGTCCAATATCAGGTGGGTCATCTTTGTAATGTTTTCTCTTTACGGTATGACCTACTCTAGGTTTTTTCTCATCTTCATTGAGAAATTCGTTGTATGTTAGGAATGTTTTCATTTTGTAGGTTCTGGTTTTTCACCTTTTCCTTCTAACCAGTCGGCTACATCTTTATCGGATGTATAGTAGGCTTTTGATTTATCGATGAATCCATTCAAACGTCCGTAACCCCAAGCAATAAATGCAGCTGGTTTTCCGAGTTTCTTAATTTGAGGTCTTACTGCTCCCCAATTGGTTTGAGCAGCTCCATATCCTCGTTTGAATAGTACCATAAAGGCATGTTTGAGTTTTCCTTCATCAGAAATTCCCAACTTTTTATGGACCTCAGGATCTTTAGCTAGGTCATCGATACGCTTTTTTGCTGCATCGTCTGCTTCATTAAGAGCATTAAATTCGTCGTAAAATAGAAATTCTTTCATCATAAATTATTTATCTCGCATGAAACCGGCACAGGCCAGAAGTCATATAACCATTACTTGGTTTCAAGGTAAAAGTAATACAGTCTTTCAAGTAA